CAGGACAAGATCCTCAAGCGTTGAGACAGACTTTAAGGCAGCTATTAGATGATCAAGGAGATTATAACAATCTATTGAAGAATGCTATAGCTGATCTTAAGAGGATGGATACGGCATACTCTAAGATTGAGGCTAGACTTAATTCTCTAAATAAAGATAGCATCAATGTAAAACAGGTTAATCAAGAGCTACTTAGATTAAGACAAAAAGAGTTTTTAGAAGGAAAGAAACTGTCTGATCTAGAAAAAGAAGTTTCTCAAACTGCTAAAGATAGTTTAGATAGAGCTAGAAGAACAGCTGAAGCACAGAAAACAAGATTGGCCGCACAAGGTAGATCTTTTGATGTAGAGAAAGCTATGATGGGTATACTAAAAACTCAAGGAGATCTTGAAGCTATTACATTATATACCCAAGAAAAACAGCTAGAGATAGCTAAAAGACAAACTGAAGAAGGAGAAAAAGAGTTAGCTCTAGAGAAGCAGTTGAATAAACAGATCGGTGTTAGTGGTGCTGCGTTTAAATTATTCTCTGATAAATTAGGAATAGGAACAGAGTTCTATTCTCAGATGGTAAATAAAGCAAGACAGTTACAATCTGAAGGAAAGAAAATAACTTTCTTAGACAAGTTAAGTATACTAGGAAAAGCTGGAGCCGCTGGTTTAAAAGAAGCATTTACAGATCCACTAACTGCACTTCCATTAATTGGTACAGCAGTTGGAGGTTTAGTTAAAGGCTTCATGAAGATTGTTGAGTTAGGTTTAGAAGCTCAAGATAGAACTACTAAATTTGGCCGTGCTGTTGGTTTGTCTAAACAAGAAGCTCAAGGAGTAGTTAATAACTTTCAGAGAATATCACTGAATTCTAATAGTGCGTTAGTTACTATAGAAAGACTTGTTGAGTCACAAAAAGAGTTGACTGATGAATTAGAGATCAATAACATTTTATCTGATCAAATTCTTGAGACGAACGTTAAGCTAAAAGAGTTAGCAGGCCTAGATGCACAAACAAGAGCAGAGATTGCTAAGTCGAGTGTGATAACAGGTAAGTCTTCAGAAAGTATAACTAAGTCTGTACTAGCACAAGTAACAGGTTTAAAGAGTGCAACAGGAATCAGCTTTAACTATCAAAAGATACTTAAAGAGGCGTCTAACTTAGGTGGCTATTTAGGATTATCTTTTGCAAAATATCCAGCTCAATTAAGCAAGTCACTAGTTACAGTGAAAGCAATGGGCATGGAATTAAAGCAATTAGACTCTCTAGCTGATTCATTCTTAGACTTTGAGTCTTCTATATCAAAAGAGTTTGAAGCACAACTACTAACCGGTAAAGAAATTAATCTAACTAAAGCTCGTGAAGCTTTCTTAAACAACGATCTTGCAACAGCCGCTTCAGAGATAACTAATCAAGTAGGATCTGCAAATGACTTCTTAAAGTTAAATCGTATACAAGCTGAGTCTCTAGCTTCTGCATTTGGCATGAGCCGTGATCAAATGGGTGAAATGTTGAAGCAACAAGAAATGCTTAGCAAGTTAGGAGCAAAACAAGGTGATAGTGCACGTGAACAATTGAAACTAGGTTTAGAAAGATATAAGAATCAAAAAGCATTATCAGCAGCTATAGGAGAAGAGGCATATCAATCACTTGTTAATGCGTCTGCTCAAGAAAAGATAGCAGGCTTTATGGACAAGATAAAAGAAGGCATATCTAATTTTATTGCAAACTCACCATTAATACCATTAGTTGAAAGAGCTATTGATTATTTGAGTAAACCTGCCAACATAAAATCTATAGTCACTAGTATACAAGGAGCATTTGCTACTATGTTTGATATATTTGGTTCTATTGCTGGTGGAGTTATGAAGTTTTTAAACTATCTACCAGGTGTAGATATAGATCAGAGCTTGATTGATCTAGTAGAAAGAGGAGGCGCAGGAATTAGAGCTTTAAATTTAGCAGGATCTGTTCCAAATAGTGTTGAACCTGGATCTGCTAGAAAAGATGTTGGTGGATCTACTAATATTAATACAGCTGATGCTACGAGTATGGCAAAGCCATCTCAACCTAAAGTATATGTAATGGTATCTGTTGATCCTATAACTGGTAAGTCTGTAGAAAAGGTTGTAACGCAAGAGTATTTTGAAACTCACTTTGGTCAAATGGGAAAATAAAACTTAGATGCCTTTAATTGATCTACAAACTAATCTGAAGAACTTAAGGTTCGGTAATGATAGACCAGGATATGGTTCGTCAGGGCTTCCTTATATTCAGACTATAATGCCAGACACACCTAATGCAACTGGCACAGTTCAACCTATATATAGACCAGGTTCAACTGGAGGTTTGGACTTCCCTATTAGAGGAGGTCAATTAGAGTTTAACTTAGGCACACAATCATTTACAGTATCTAGTAAGATTGACAAATCAAGAATCAAGAAGTTCTTTGAAGACAAGCCTAGAGGTACAGCTTTTATTCAAAAGCAAGTAGGTCTACAATTATCTAACCCTAAGATTGAGACTGGTAACACTTTGTTTGGTATTCCTCAAGGGCTTCCTTATCCTGGTTTATTAGAGAACACTAGAGTATATAACTTAGGTGCAAATACTTTAGCTCAAGTAGGAGTGTCTGGAACAGGTTTTCACGCTATTAGACCAGGTTTAGTACCATTTAGCCCGTTTGAGAAGTTCTACTATGCTACAGTTAATGCGCAAAACGTTAACAACCAGAAAGCGTCTAATAGGCTTTTGAATTTGACTGCTTTAAAGATGACTATAGGAGACCCATTTGCAAACCCTGCAAATGTGCCAGATATTAACTTAGTAAACACACTAGGTATATCACTTAACAGAAACATGATATATCAATATCTAGGAGGACCTAATTCTGTTTATGGTATTGGTACAACTACTATTCCTAGAGTTGTTGATACAACTAAGTTAAGATCTCAGTTCGCAATGAACTATGATCAACTATATAGACAAAAATCTAACTTTAACAACCCTAAGCCAGAACTACAAGACTTTAGACAGAAGATCAATGAAGCTGCAGGAGGTGTTATATTCTCTAATACATGGACTAAAGAACAATCTGTAGACTACAGGTTCCTTGTTAATAAAAAAGACAAACTAAACTTAACATACCCTTTCTTATTTAGAAATGATCAAGCGCCTTGGGAGATCAATAAAGAAGAGACACAAGACTTGATTAAGTTTGTTTTTGAAGCTATATCAAATGATGCGCCAACATATTCAATGGCGATATTCTTTAGAGCATTTTTAATATCAGGTATTACTGATACTAACTCAGCGCAGTTAAACTCTTTCAAATACATTGGTAGAGGTGAGAACTTCTATACGTATCAAGGTTTTGATAGATCAATCGGCTTCTCTTTTAGAGTAGCTGTACAGTCTAAAGAAGAGCTTAGACCTCTTTATAACAAACTAAACATGTTGTTAGGACAAGTTTACCCTGACTACAGTCCTAATCAAGGTATAATGAGGGCTCCTGTTATTCGTATGACAGTAGGTGATTATCTATATCGTGTTCCTGGCTTCTTAGAATCCGTTAATCTTACTATTGATAATACAACACCTTGGGAGATTAATTTGAATGAGAGTACAGATCTAGCACAACTACCTCAAGTAGTTGATGTAGCAGTTACATTTAGACCTATCATGGATGTACTTCCTAAAAGGCCTAATACAATATCTACTATTACTAATACTCAGTATAATGCTAATGAAGGAACAGCTACTGAAACACTATCTGTATCTTCTGGAGTGGTTCCTCTAATAGCTAATGTTCCAAAGTCATCTCCTCAAAGTACAGATACATTCATAAAACCAAACGTATCTCAACAGTTTAGTAGAGAAAGAGATGCAAGTCTTAGTGAACTAAGAGTAGTAGACCCTGGATTAAACAGAGATTTGGAACTAGCAGAACAAATCGCAGCAAATCAACCTATACCTCCTATTAAACTATGAACTATAGATATCAAAATATAGAAGTTATAAAGTACGCAGCAACAGGTAGTCAATACTACGTAAATAATATTTACCCTGAAATACCACCTACTAATGACGATAATTACGTTATTACAGTATTAGGTGATAGATTAGATCTGTTGGCAAACGACTTCTATGGCGATTCTACATTTTGGTGGGTTATTGCCTCTGCAAACTCATTACCAGGAGATTCACTCGTAGTAGAGCCAGGAACTCAACTTCGTATACCAGCAGATTTATCAGGTGCAATTAATACATATAAGTTAGTAAATGCTACAAGATAGTTATGGCAGGTTTAGATACTAATAAAATATCGAACATCTTAGGTACTAAACTACCTCAGTGGTTGATTGACCAACTAGGTACTAGAGCCGTGCAAGGATCTCAAGATAGAAGAGATAACGATAACATTTTATTTTTAGCCAATAAAAGTGCTTGGGTAAGACTTGTTTCTTCTATAAACATATATGGATCTGACATTCGCCATTTTAGTAATATAGTAGGAACTAGCATACAAAAGCCAGAAGATCTTGCTAAACAATTTGTTTTGTTTGGAGGTACATCAAAGTACTTAAGAGAGAATTCATATCAACAAAGAGCAGGTATTGGTAAAGATGGTGCTTACGGTATATTAGGAGAAAATGAAGTAAGAGACTTTGGCTTCAGACCAATGCCAGGTCTCACATCAGTATCTATTGAAACTCAAGGTAAACTAGGTTCACTTAGAGCAGCTACGATTAACTTTAGATGCTGGGATAAAGCACAGCTAGATATTATTGATGCTCTGTACTTTAAGCTTGGTTTTACTATGTTCTTAGAATGGGGTAATACTTTTTTCTACAGAACTAATGGCATCAGAGTTGAATCTAGTGAACTCTATTCAATAGATCCATTCAAAGAAAATCTGACCAAAGAAGAGATAGCAGTTCAGATATCAAAAAATGTAAGAAACTCAGAAGGTAACTACGATGCTCTATTAGGAATGGTTACTAACTTTAATTTTACGTATAATCAAGACGGAGGTTATGATTGTACAATAAAATTAATGGGGCTTGGTATACTAGGAGATAGTATTAAGATCAACAACCCTAAAGATCTTCCTAATATTTTAGCAGAAGAGATTAGAGATTATAACAATACACTAATACAAATTGCTACAGCAGAAGAGAGAGCTAGAATTTTAGCAGAGCAAAAAGCAGCAGCACAACAAGAACAAGCAAGAAGAGAGCAATTAATTCCTGTTGATGAGTTAATAAAAAAATATGTTACATATAACCCTAATAATCGACAAGTTTCTGGAGGAATCTATTCATACCCTTCAACAGCTCCAACAAGATTTGAATTTGCTGACTTAGGTTTTGAAACCGAAGCCTGGGGAAGAGTAACTGTCATAAGAAGGTTAAAAGGTTTTATTCCTCAAAAAGATGAGCTATTTGAAAGAGTCAAGATAAAATTAGACTATGATAAAATCAGTAGCGTAATATCTAAAACTGGTATTAACTTAAATAGTATAGATGTTTGGCAAGCTCTAGATTCAATTATTGAGAGAGCAATACCTGAAAGAGAAAATAATTCCAGAGAAGGAACTTTTACATATCGTAGTAATAATGGACTAGACTATAATATTCGTATCAAGAGAAAGTTTTTTGCTGTTTCTCAAAATAAAGACGCTGTAGAGCAGTTTATTCCTATAAAAGTACAAGACTTTTCTCAGCAGTTTTTATCTGTAATAAAAAATACTAACAACGAATATAAGCCGATAAAGATAACTCAAGAGGACTTTAATACTTTTTCATATACATTAAAGTTTTCAGTGCCATTTTCAAGAGATGCACAAGTACTACAACCTCAAGCGACAAATCCAGATGGTAGTATCGCACCTAGAACAACTAAAACAGAGAAAGTTTTATATAATTTAGAAGTAGAACTTACTTTTGAAGATAGTAGTTTTATCAAAAGCTTTACTACGGAAGGAGTAACTCAGCCTTTAGATTTTATAGGAAATGAAGCCGCAATAGCAGCGCAGAATCAAAATCAATTTCCAGCACAAGAAAATCAATATCCTGGTCAAGAAGCATCTATTGAACAGATCACGCAGGCTTTGCAATCGCAGTCAGGTCTAGAACTAACACTAAGGACTATTCAAGTGCATGCTTTGAATAAAGCTATTAAGAGAAACAATAACGATTTGTCTATTGGCAAAAAAGTATTTGTTCTAAAAATATCAGACCCTAACGATGCACCATCAGGAGTACCTTTCTATAGGCAGATATTTTCTAACGGTATTTATAGTACCTGTATAGCAGATCTAATAGATGAAAATAAAATAAACGATTCTGTTTACAGTACCAATACAAATATTAGTGCTATCGATAGATTCAGAATATATGCTAAATATGGTTTTGCTACAGAATTATTATCTGGTAGAGAAGACATATCTAAATTAAGTGGTAAACAAGTTAACTATAAAGATCTATTAAGAGCGTTTGTGGTACCTTATGAAATCAATCAAGAGATCATAAAAGGAACTTCTACAACTCATCCAGTATACATTCCTTTAGGTTTACTACTGATGATATTGAATCATAATTGTACAATATATGATACAAAGAACTCTACTTTACAGACTCCTTTAATTTATATTGACTATAATCCTAAACTAAACTTCTTCTTAAGCAATAACAAACAGCTTAGTACGAACCCTTGGGTAACGCTAATTCCTTTTGAAGGAGGCTTTGGAGACTATCAAAGTTTGTTTGTCGATGATATATTAAGTAAGAATAAAACAGCTATAGCACCTTTATCAGGAAGTAAAGAGGATTCTCCTTTATTCAATACACAGAATCAAGACTTACTGTCTTACTACTTACCTCCTATCAAGTCAGCAGGAGAAGATTCTAACCCTTACAAAGGGAATCTTATGAACGTTCTTTTGAATGTAGACTACTTAGTTAAGTTAGTAAGAGACTATAGCTTTAAAGATGGTACAAATAGCATATATCTAAAAACATTCTTAGAGCAAGTTATATCAGATGTTAACAAGTACTTAGGCAATTTCAATGCTTTAAGACTTGCTTATAATGATGGTGCAAATACTTATCAAATAGTAGATGATCAGATTTTACCTCCAGGAAAAAATGAGTCCATACTACAACCTAAAGATAATACAACTCAGATCCCACTAGTAGGTAAAACTAGTATTGCTAAAAATTTAGAAATAAAAACAGAGGTTAGTAATAAGCTAGCTAATATGATAGCAATATCTGCTAACTCGGATGTCAAAAATAAATCTACGCTCTCTGTAAATGGAGACAATTTTGGCTTTATTAACACTAACTATAAGGATAGATATGTACCAACAAAAGGAGACGTTACAACTAATCTAACTTCTAGTTTAGATTCTGTAAAAGCATCAGCTATACAGTTTAATAAAACTATATCAGACTTCTACAGTAAGATCAACCCTTCAGAAGCAACAGTTTCTCAGGCTACTAACTACTATATTGAAAGGATGAGTAAGATCAAAAATGATGACTATCCTACTAGAGCGTCGACTATGATCCCTGTTTCTGTTAACTTTACAACAGACGGTATATCAGGTTTAACTATGGGACAAGCTTTCACAATATCTGATCAACTACTTCCTTACACTTATAATAATCGTAGTGTTGAAGGTGTAAAAGGCCTTGAAAAAGACAGTATCAATAAAGTAGGATTTGTTGTAACTGGTTTATCTAATACCATAGAAAATAACCAGTGGAACACTACTGTTAAAGGTAATATGATTTTCTTGAAAGATGCAACAGACTTTTCTGGGTCATTTATTGCACTACGTGAAAATCAAGGCGCTTTTGGTGTTAATGCTAACAACGCAGCTTCGCCTACAGTAGGACAGGCTCCTTTAGGAGATTTAAATGTGAATCAAAGTTGGGAACAAATAGCTTTTGACTTTATATCAAAGAGAGAAGGGTTTTTAGATAAGCCAAGAAATGATGAAGGTACATTAAGAGCAGGATACGGTACTGATAAGATAGTGTTAGCAAATGGAGAAATAAAATCAGTTGGTCCTAATACTGTATTTACTAGAGAAGATGCAAAAAGAACCCTTATATATCAGATAAAAACAACATTTGCTCCTAAAGTAATTAATCAAATAGGTCAAGATAAATGGAATAGTTTGAATGATAAGCAAAAAGCATCTTTAGTTAGCTTTACTTATAACGTAGGAAGTCTACGATCTGTAATTGTAACTGCTATAAAATCTAACACAGGAGCTACTGCTGTAGCAAACGCCATATCTGAAGGACCGGTTACTGGAAGAGTTAGTGGTTTTTTACAGGAATTAGCAAATAGAAGAAAAGCAGAGGCAACATTATATTTATCATAGAGTTATGTTAAGATACTATCCATCATTCGCTATAACTGCTAACCTTAATACTCAAGGAGCTGAGTTTGTTTTAAATGGACAAAACTATTCTGGTAGTTATTACGAAACATATGATGGTAGAGCTTTTACAGGACCTAATCCAGAGCAAGGACCTAATCAAGAACTACAAAGAATCCCTTACTATGCTTCTGCACCAGGTTTAGATAATCTTAATTTAAGCGCTAGAAGAAAAAGACAAATTGCAGAAACAATAGCTGTAGGTGAATCTACACCTACTAATCCTAGAATACCAGGTCAACCTAATTCTTATTATCCTCAACCAACAGAACAAGATTATACAAAAGGTTATGTTATACGCTACTTCACTAAGAAAGAAAATGAGCGCGGATTTGTTACAGAGATATCTCAAGACGAGTACAACTCAATTGTGAATGGTACTGCTGACTACGACATTACTATTTATCAAACTACAACTATACTTTGGAAGTTGACAGGCCCATTAAAGAGTACAAGACAATCACAGTACAATGTTATACCAGGTATCATTGACACAAATCAAAGGTTAACTGAATCAGCTAATAGAACATTCTTAGGCATCGTTGACTTCATTGGAGGTGACTACGCAAAATTTGCTAGACCTACTCTATAGATAGTTTTTTTACTATCGACACAATAGTATATTATTGTGACTAATAACAGGTTATGTATTTCATCATCGAAGATAAAGAACAACTTCAGCGTCTAGAGCTTTCAGACGAAGCGTTTATACAAATAGTCACTTCTAACGATTATTACCATCCTAAACTGTCAAGAGCTAGTTTAGTATATTATAACAACGGTAAGAAAGGCTATGTATTTGTGATCAATCACTCAGAAGGCTTTTCTCTAGAGTTAAAGTTAGTAGAAGACTTTCTAAAGAAGCACACTAAGATCTATCTACTTGACAAGAAGTTTCACTCATACTTCTTAGATCTACCTAACTCAATCGATGTACAGTTTATCTGTCTAGATAAAAACAACGAGTACAGTTCTTTCAATTGTGACACAGTAGTACACAAAGACTTTTATATCAAGCATCCTGTTCTACCTACCTTAAACGAGATCATACCAATTGCTAAACACTACGAGAAGTGTGAGTGCTTATATAAGTTGGTTAGAGACTACTTCCATCTTGAGATGGACGTTGAACTTCAAGAAAGACTGACTGAAGCGTATAAAGGGGTAGAAGAATCTGGGATCAAAGTAGACCTAAGCTGCTTCCATAAAAAGTTTCAATTCCAACACCCAGAATATAGTTTGTTAGGTGACACTATCTATTCTTACTATAACCTGTATAATTTGACAGCTAGGCCTACCAACTCATTCAACGGTATTAACTTTCTAGCCATACCTAAAGACCAGGACTTTAGACAGTGCTTTGTCCCAAAGAATGACTTTCTTGTAGAGTTTGACTTTGACGCTTACCACCTAAGACTAATATCTAGGCTGATTGGCTTTCAACCACCAAAAGAGTCTATGCACATGTATTTAGGACGCGCATACTTCCACGTGGATGAGCTAACTGATGAGCAGTATAAAGAATCAAAGACCATAACGTTTAAACAACTGTATGGAGGGATTGAAGCCCAATACAAACACATCGACTTCTTTAAACACTTAAGTGAGTTTATTGAACAAGAATGGAAGAAGTACAATGCCCATAAAGCTGCAGTGCTACCGACTGGTCGTATCTTGAAGAAGCTACCTGGCATGAACAAGCTAAAACTGTTTAACTATATTGTCCAGAACCTAGAGACCAAAGAGAACATTGACAAGATCTTAGAGCTAAACAAACTTCTAAGTAAGAAGAAGACAAAACTGATCTTGATCACCTACGATTCTTTCTTGTTTGACTTCTGCCAGCAAGACGGCAAAACCCTCTTAAAAAAGATAAAAGAGGTGTTAGAAAAGAACGACATGTTAGTAAAACACAAATACGGCACCAACTATGCTTTCTAGTAATATACCCAATATTTATAAATAATAAAGTTATGCAAGAATTAAAAATAATTGAACTTACCGCAGACTCGCTTATGAATAAGTTGTTTTGTACTTTCTCTTCCAAAGATGGTTTGGATGACACCCTAAGGGA